TCATCGACAACCTTCCAGAAAGAAATCCCATAAACGACAAACCTAAGAAAAGAGAAATGGACGAGAAAAAAGCCATTGAAAAGATTAAAAATGGTAAAAAACCAGTTCGACAGAAAAAACGAGAAGATAGAGCTAATCGATATGCCTTAATCCAACGTGCGAAGAAAGTAGGACTAGAACCATTACCGTCAAGACGTCCGACTCATACAGAAAGAAGAAAGTGGTTGGAGGAGTTAGTAAAAAGGGAAGAAGAGGCTAAGCAATCCCATACTCTTCAGGCATAACATCGTATTGCTCGAAAAGTTCTGACATTTCTAAGGAAGTAATAATCATATCTCTAGAATCTAGTAAATCTTTTTCTAAATCAGTAGCTGGTGCTACTTTCTGACATAAAAACCCTAATAACTCATTATTAATTTGAGATATTTTACGTAATTCTATTACCATTTCGAATATTTCTTTGATTATCTTATCCATTATATTTTTAGGGTTACTTTTCCTAAGTTACGCATTCTAGTCTTCAATAACGACTGTAATTTTACCGTTAATTGCTCTTTTGCTTGTTGAAACTCTTTTCCTAGGAGATTTTCCTCTAATAATATCTTATTGTCTTCTAATTCGTCTGAAGTAAAGAACCATTTTCTAATTTTTGGTGTTTGACGGTTAGAATTAGCTTGTCCTATCAAATGTAGCCTTCCATAATTCTGTCCATTGCCTTTATAGGGGCTAGATTGCCCTAATTTGGACTCATCAGACTTTATAGTGACAGTCATTTCCTTTTTATTAGTTAATACCTTAGAAATGCTTTTTTTAAGGTCACCATAGAATACCATTTGTGGATTTCCACCTTTACCTGCTTTTGTTTTAGCTTTTTGATACTTAGAGGTATATGGAGGATAAGGTTCTCCGTTTATATCTTTATTATTTTTAAAAGCATCATCTACTTTCTTTTTTGCAGCTTTACCGATAGGTTTTATAAGGGTATTAAATACTAAATTTTCTAAATCAGCTTTTTTTAGCTTTTCGAAAGTAAGATTAGTTAGAAGCTCTGTTTGTATTTTCATCGGTGACTACTAGGGTTTGATTTGTTTGTTTGTTTTGTTCGATTATAGCATTTGCATCATCAATACTTAAATCTTTGTTTTCTTCTGCTAATATTTGAGCTTCAGTAACAAGATTGTGCTTCAAGCGATATTCGTTCAACATAATCTTATCTTGTGTAGTCATTGGATATTCAACTTCAGAGAAATCTACTTTAAATTGAGTTGGTTCAGGTAATCCTAAACTATTCATTTGAGATAAAGCATATTCTACTTTATAAAAATCTTTTTCATATTGACGATATAGTTCTTTATCATCAATAAAATCTTCGTGTCTTTCTAAATCTTTAATCATTAGAGAAATACCACTAGGAACTTCTCCTCCTGATTGAGCAAATGTAACAAATAAGTGGTTGTTCAATGCAACTAATTCTATTTGCCATTTAATATTTTCGATAACATCACGCACATTACCCTGTGGAGAAACAATATTATAATTACTTCCTTCTGGTAATGTTAAGATTTCATCTGAACCTGCACGAACATTACTATTATCAGAAATCAATCCAGTTACAACAGGCTGTCCAAACATTTGGAAACGTAATCCTAATTGCATTTCAGTCATTGTGATATTGATATGTTCATTAGCAGATACTAAATCAGAAGCACCTTCTACAAAGAAAGAATCTAACTGTTCTTCTCTATGAGTAAAAACAAATGGTAAGACACCAAGATTGTGCTTGATTTCTTCTAAAACATTACCATTTTCATCAAATTTTAAACAAATTTCTTTATCCCAATAGGCATACATTAAATCGGAAGTATCAGATAAATCTGCGTGTCCGTGCATCATTGGATAAACGATTGCTTCTGGTTTATAAGGATTATCACCGAAATAAGGTTCGAAATAATAGATAGGACGATATTCAAATCGTTGTTCCATCTCATCATACATCACATAAGTAGCACAAGTTCCTAACAAGCGAGTCATACGTTCCATTTGTTTCATACGAGCATTTTTGACTGATGTCAATTCAATATATTTGTCATTGACATTTCTTTTTGCACCAATCGTATAAATCTTAGACATACGATTGACAAATTTTTTCACGATATTGGTATTATAATGAGGAATCTCTTGGAATGCGTCAGTATTGAAATATGATTGGATATATTGGTCAGTAAGTGAGCCAGAATAGTAATCTAAAAACTTACGAACTTCTTCTCGTCTTGCTTTTGCTTGTTCTTGTTTAAAGTTTTTAAGTGAGTCTTGTATAATTTCTCTTGGTGTAAAAACCATAACTTATCCTTTTTATCGTGATATTCTTCCAATGAAGTTACTTCTAATTGGAAATCTATTCAATATAAAATATCTGAAAGCGTCACAGCCGTGTTCAAAGTATCCATCTTTAATTGGATTATTAGAAATACCCTTTCCTTCTTGTGCTTCTGGAAAACGATACCCTTCGAAATCTTCTGCAATACCTACGCACTTTTTATCTACCTTAATTCTACGCAATCCTTCTGCATTTTCAAAGAATCCTCTACAATAACTAACCCCAGATTGAATATCTCTAGATAATTTATCTGTACGATATTCTACGTAAATGCCGTGTCTACGTAAGATATGAATATCTCCTAAACCAGATTGTCCTTGAACAAAGCTACCAGCAGGGTCACCATAATAGGAAATAACAGGGTATGGTTTTAGTCTTATTTTTTTTGCTAATTCTTCAGTAGGAATATTGCGTTCGTGAATAATTTCATCAATAATATTAATATGCCAATTTCCATCTTCTTTATAGGTTTGAAACCATAAGACAGCAGGTAAACGATAACCAAAGTCCATTGAACAATATGTTGGTAGATTTGGATTATATGGAATATTGTCCATATCAATTTGTCTATCAAATGGATATACTCGTCCTTCCATTGAAGTAAACTTTGCAGCAAATTCTTGGTCAAATAATTCTTTCGACATATTACGCTTACGTTCCTGTAAAAAAGAATCATTGATTCCATCTGGAAAAGCATATTCATTTTCCCAACTTGGAGATTGATGTGAATACCATTTAGGGTCTGTTTGTCCTAATAAGAATAAATCATATACCCAATTAAATCCTTCAGGAGTAGTAATAAAGATTGCTTTTCCTTTTCTATCAATTAGAGTAGGAGATAAATACATATCCCAAATCTTTCTAGGCATTTTAGCTGCTTCGTCAATAATTAATAAGTCAACACCTTCTCCAACTAACGAATCTGGATTCTCACAAGACATTCCTTCTACGGTTGTTCCCCATTTGAATTTGATATACTGTTCTTTTTCTGATGCTCTATCAATATCGTTTGCTTTACCAGCAACCATATCTTTCCAGATTTCTCGGAACATTAATCGTGACTTCTTGTAAGATAATCCAACCAACCAAATCTTTTTATTCGGTTGTGCTGCATAAAATTCTGCTTCTCGGAACGCAGCCGTAGTCTTTCCATATCGTCTACCACAGATGTTTACAAAATAAGATGCGTCAGGTTTGTCAGGAAAGTGTAGTTTACGTTGTCCTGCGTGTGGCTTGTATTTCATATAATCAAACCACTTTTGTTTGAAATCAAATTCTTTATTTTTCTTTGACATTTATAATTGTGATTAATTTAAATATATTATAACTTAAAGGCATATAATAATCCACTAAAGGAGTAAAAATGTCTGAATTAGAACAGATTACAGCCAATGAGGAAGCTGTAAAAGAACCTCAAGTCAGTCAAGACGAAAAAAAGACAGAACAAGCTGTTCCTTATTATCGTTTTGCAGAGTTAGTCAAAGAACGAAATGACTTAAAGTCAAAAGTTGATGAGATTGCTACTGCTCAGGAAGAACAGCGTAAAAAAACTTTAGAAGAGCAAGGTGAATATAAAGCTCTGTTGGTTGAAGAACAAAATAAGAATAAAGAGCTTCAGGATCAGTATAATGCGATGTCTGAATCTTTTAATGCTTATGTCAATCAAGAAAGAGATAGTCTTCTAAGTAAAATTCCTGAAACGAAAAGAGAAAAATTTGAAAAGGTTGATGATTTATCTCTTTTGCGTGACATCGCTTCTGAGTTCGAAGCAAAAGCTGGAGTTAATGTAGGACAAGTGGAAAACCAAGTGTCCGTTACGA